AATAGGGATATTCTTGATATGGGAACATCTGCGATCGGCTGGAGCCCTTCCATAGGCAAACCCTAAAATAATAATAGCTAATATTAGTAAGCAAGTAAGAAATACGCATAAGCGGAGTGGTATTTTATGACAACTGGCGCAAAGCTGGGTATGAGGGCGTCTGTCTTGATAGGCGCTGACACGATAGCGGAATGGACCAAGGCAAGCCTGAAATCGGGCAGAGATAAGGTAGAAGTGACAAATCACGACAGTGGTTTAGTCAAGGAGTTTCTGCGAGCTCATCTGGAATGGAGCATTGATTTAGAGGCCAACCTGAAGCTCTCAGATACGGCAGGCCAGAAGGCTCTTGTGGATGCATATCTGGCAGAAGATGATGATGATGCCATAATAGACAGCTTTACCATCACGGATGCTGAGGGCGGCAATGTGATCTCTGGTAGCATGTTTGCCACAAACCTGGGGCTGGATTTCCCTTTGAAAGACGGTCAGAAGTTCACCATGACCCTCCAGGGAACCGGTGCTTTGACTATTGGGGCTTAGGGGGATAAGATGGCTGTACTAGGAAAGTTAGGGGCAGCCTATGTCAGCAACCCAGACGCCCCACTTACAACTTTTAGCCAAATCGCCCTTTACCCAGACAAGAACCATAAGAAATATACCGCCCCCTGGGATTCGAGGTTCTGGGCAGAGGGTGAGACGTTCCTGATCGAGCGCCAGACCAACGGCGCAGGCGATTGGCACGATATCACGAGCCTATGTGTATTTGACTACCTCAGAGGTCGCGTCTCGTTAGCATCTGGCGGCAATCACGCGGACAAGGTGAGGGGCAGTGGCAAAAGAACGTCGGTGGTCAAGCTGGCAGAGCTGTTATCAGTCTCTTTGTCCATGACAAAGGATAAAGTCGAGTCCACGAACTTCGATTCCGGCCTGAATAAAGAGTTTCTGCCAGCTCATAAAAGCTGGACCGCTGCCGTTAAGAGGCTTTTTGATGCAAATAGGGCCGCGTGGCTCATCTACGCCAGCACAATAGATACGCCCATCATGTTCGTCCTGTTCACCAGAGACGGCATATTCAAGGATAACATCGCGGGTCTCGGCCACTTGGATGGATTCACCGCCGATTTTGATGTAAAAGCCCTAAAGGAAGAGGATCTAACGATATCAGGAACAGGGGGTTTCTATTATGAGACCAACGCGGAAACTACACTCAGGACTGAACTAGAAGCCGGAGCCTCGGATACAACGGTTGCCTGCGTGGATAATGCTAAATTCCCCGATGCCGGAACCCTATTCATCGAGGACGAGCAGATAGAGTATACAAGCAAGAGCGGGACTACGCCCGCTTGCACTTTCGCAGGCTGCACCAGAGGGGCACACGACACAACGAAAGCCCTCCATGCAGTCGGAGAGTCCATTATGGTTAGCACGGTCTGAGTCTGGCTGTGCTAACAGCAAATCTTTTATAGGTTAAACGCCTATAACCGGTAGAGGAATTTTATGGGAGAAACCAAATTTTTCATTAATGCGCCTAGCCCTATGGAAATCATAATAGACTTTGGCGTAATGGCCAAGGTCGAGGGTATAATCAATATGTCAGAAGGACGAACGGGAAAGGATAGGCTTACGTTCCTGCCCATCCTAAATGACCGTGATAACATGTCGATGGACAGGATGAGGGTAATCATCTGGCAGTCATTGATTGTGGCCAATCCCGATGTAGAATTTGAAGATATCTCAAAGATCTATAAAGATTACGTGAAATCCTTCGTGCCGTATGAGAAAGAGGAAAAAGCCACGGATAGGGCAGGTAAGCCTATCCTGGATAAAGAGGGCAACGAAATCACATTAGTTACCACGATCGGAGCCAGAACGAATTTATTTAACAAGATTGTTGAGGCCACAGACTTCTTTCTTGGTGTCCCTTCTCGAACCAGGGTCAAGGAAAAGGTTCCGGCCACGGCCTCGCCAATGGAGGACCTCAGCCTGGAGAAAGTGCCTTAGATTGGCAGCCTCTCTTAGACCAAGCGATCAAGATCCTCGGGCTGACTGAGGCCCAATTTTTCAGGCTTAAAAATTATGAGTTGCGAGGATTGTTTGAATATCATAATAATAAAATCCGAGAGAGGCAGTATTTTACATGGAGGGCAGCGCGGGATATTGGGGCCGCTTTCATGGGCAATCTGAAAGATTTCGAAGAAGAATATCCGGAAGAGCCAAAACCGACCGAACCAGATCACACGAAGTCTTGCGAAGATCTGAGCAGGAAGAAGGACTTACCAAAAACCTTATAGGCTAACAACCTATAATAGTCTTTTATGGGGTTGGCTTATCTGTCTGGCGTAATTCTTGTAACCCTCCTAATGAGCGTAGCGGTATCCGCGATTAGCGAAGCAGATAACCTAGCCAAGATCCCGCGGCCTTATTATTTGAGTCTCGCTTGCCCTGGCATGACACCCGAGGCCCTTATGAATGCCACGGGCTTAGAAATTCCTAGACCCTATGATTCGAAAGTATTTCGTTGCAGCAATATAGCGACCTATGTCCAATGGAGGCTCATGTCTCGGGGGTATGATGCTGAGATTTGCATGTCGAACCATTTCAAGCATTTTTCAGAAAATGGTTCCTCAGGCCATGCCTGGGTTAGGGTAAAACTCTCAGGAAAATATTATTATATTGATGGAAATGCAGGATATGACCCCCATACTCGCGTGAATCCTAATATTATAACTCTTTACCTGCATAGTCCCGACCAAAGCGCCCCAGATTTCAAGGTGTACGGATATTATAACCAGCCTGAAAGGGTGTTCATCGACATATACAAGTTAGCTGATAGTTTCAACCTCGATGGGTGGGATTGGTGGAATTCGACAAGCCAAGGCAATACTGGTTTAAATTACCAGGAAGAGGCTCAAAAAATCTCCGAAGGTTCGACAAATTTAGAGCCATCATTTAAGAGCGCAAAAAGTTTTTTTGGTGCAAAAGATTTGGCTTAGATGGCTACCAAGCCCTTGACTCTATGCAAATGACCTTTCGCTAGATCTATCATACCCTTATTGCCGAAACCCACGAATTTGCGGCCCACCGCAGGCCCCAAGTAGGTCTGTAATGTCTGGCCCATGAATGGGTCCAAGATGGTATCCCCGGGCTTGGATATCTTGCCTATGAGCTGTATGGCGTGGTCCTCTTCTCGTGTCAGGGCGTCTATAGCCTTGGTGATGCAGTCGGCGGTGAGTTTCAAGGCCTGACCATCCTTAACGTAGATCATAACGGGCATCCAAGCCGAGGTGACATTAAGGGCATCAATAGTTTTTGCCAGGGTGTCGGCTATGGTCCAGTAGTATCTTATTTCCACTGGGCATGATGCCTTTATGACCGCCCCAATTAGGGAAGGCGGTATCATCAGAGCGAGAACCCCCTCAGGTTCTAATATGCGTGATCCCTCGCGCAAGAGAATTTCTATCTTAGATTCTTCCGATATGCAGGTCAATATTGCCTTAAATGATTCATTATTGATCATTTTCAGCAATTCTATAGGGTCGCCCTCTTGGAAAGTTGCCAGCTCGTCGCCCTCTATGTCGCGACCTTTGGCGGCCATATCTTCTTTTTCGATTTGCTTGTAAGCATCTTTAACATCTTTGGCCTTTCCAACTTCCATACGTTTAAGAATCGCCATCTGCTGATGCTCAGTAGGGGCATGCTTGATTAGTAGCAGAGCATCTTTCTTCGGTAGGTCTACTTTTCTAACCTCCTCCTGGACCACAGGGCTGAGTTTCTGGGCTATCATGACTTCTCTATCGACGGTCTTGGGAGCTATGCTGAGCTTCTTTGCGGTATCGGTCCTAAAGCTAGGGAGTTTTCCAGCCTGCTTCTTCTCCTGGTAGTCTGGCGATTTTCGGTCGCCGCCTCTTGATACAGATTCGGGATGCAGAACTTCCCAAAGTTCCTTTCGCTTGAGCAACATACGGCCCCTTGAGAGGTATTCAGGCTCTGCTCGTTGGATATTCTCATCAATTTCAGCGAGCGTTTTATGCAAAGCGTCGTAATCCTTGACGGTGTACTCTATCTCAGTTTCGCCATTCAGTAACATGGCCTCTATGCGATGTTCACCTGAGACTAATACGTTATCAGGCGTAAGCACAATGGGGTGAATCAGTCCAACCTCTTTGATGCTGTCGGCTAGATCCTTGACCTTTGACCGGTCGATGGGCCGCAGGCGTTCTCCCCTCTTGATATCCTCTATCTTTATTCTCATTTTCGTGTCTCCGCAATACCCTTATCTAAAATCCTTCGATTGACATAAATAGTTACTCATTTACAGTATCTATGATACTTTAGGCCTATAATAAGCATACAGCAACGATACTTCGAAGAAATTTATAGAAGTTTATATACTAACCATAGATAAGTTTAAGTATTCTGGAATTGTCATTTAGATAAAGGACGAAAGTTCCGGCACACTTTGTCTAGTGGACTTTATGATCATTTGATTGAGCCGGAACTATGAGACTTAAAATTGGGTGATATTATGAAAACAAAAAGACCGAAAGCTAGGCCAAAGCGCGGTGATATGGATATTAGACTTTCTATGCTCCAAGTCGTGACGGGAAAGGAACCAGAAGCATTACCAAAACAGGGTATATTCGATGCAACCGGTGTAAACTGGACGATAGGGAATAAACATTTCAATAAATTGTTAAGCTGCGGGGCCTTCGAGTATTTAGAGAGTGGCTTAGTTGCTATTACACCTCGTGGAATTGAGCTTATGAAATACCTGAACAACAGCAAAACGATTCTCGGAGCTAAGGATTTTGGGGTGCTATGATACTCATTCAGCGGGCAAAGATCAGTGGAGATGGCTCTGATGATTGCTGTCAAAATCTCGGATGTTAGAGAATATGGCTGCCCCGGTTGTGGTTATAAATCCTATGAGGTGAGGCGTGAGCGCGGATATACTCAATTTGCGATTTGTGAGAAGTGCGAAGAGCGTTTTCTAATCCTAATAGGAGGCACGACACAATCGGAAATTATGATCAAAGACAACTATCCAGCTCTTAGCATACACCCGAGAAATCCACGCGGAATAAGGGCATGAGTTTAGGCAGGTTTAAATTCATGGAACCCATCCGAGGGATTGCTAGAAATCAAAATAGAAGAATTGCTCGGGTCTAGACCCCCCGAGCCTACCGGAGAACGGTATGATACAAGAGAAGGTATTACTGGAAAGCTTAAAAGGCTTTGGGTCGGCGCAGCAAGCCGATTGTGTACCGGATACTGAACAGGCTTTTCTTATTAATTCCAAAGAGCTTCGAGCGATTATTAAGGCGGCAAATCGACCATATATCGAGCGCATAGAACATCTGGAAATGTGGAGAGCTGATGTTTCTGAAGTTGTGGCTAATCTAACAAGATCTATCCGCAAAGATCCGACTTCAGAACTGAAGGATAAGGCTGACATCCTTCATCTCTTAATTGCCGCCAGCGGGGGCAAGATGCTTTCGATAGATGCAAGGAAGAAGATGAAGATGCCGAAGAGTAGCTTTTCAAAACTGGTTAAGCAATGCGATTTTTTAATTGCGCGACCATCGAGCTTAGATCCCCGAAAGAATCTTCTTGAGCTTAAATCTATGGTTCATGAACCGTGAACCATAATTAGACTCTCCAACTAGAGAGTTCAAAACTGCAAGAATTTAGCCGGATTTTGCTAAATTCTATATAGCACTTACTTCGAGGAAGAGGAAATATTAAGATAGATATAAGATAAATAGTTGTTTTAAGGTTATCTAAGAATTATGGTTCACGGTTCATGAACCATGAATCGCAAACTTATCAAATTTACTATCTTAGGAAAAACATAAATCCGATAACATCTATTTTCAGTTAGCGAGGTTTCTCTGTGGTTGACGCCGGTTCGGTTAGCATCGCGATAAAGGGCACGACTGATGACCTTGAAGATGCTCTAAATGATGCGGTAAGCCTGGCAGAGGACAAAGCCCAAGAAATCGAAGACGCTTTTCAAGGCACTAAACTAGCTTTACCGACAGATGAAATCATAGCAGATTTTGAAGTCCTCAAGGATTCTGCTGATGAAGTAGGCGACAGAATCCAAGCATCCGCTGACACAGGAGCCGAGAGTCTTAGGAGTTTAGGCCAGGCTGGAGAAGAAGCAGCTCAAGGCGTCTTAAGCGCGGGTGAAAACGCCGCGGCTCTCGATGAAGTCGCTAGTGGAGCAGACCGGGCAAGCAGCTCTATGTGGGACATGGTCGCGGCGGGAGCCGCCATAGGCGCGGGAGTAGCAGCCTTTGACGCGGTTGTCTCAGGTCTTGAAGACATCTATGCTGGCATCCAGAATGATATTCAAGGTTACGCAGACCTGAACGATGCGGCAACGAGGGCTGCGATGTCAGGGGGCACCACACAATCTAACATGGCCTCTGCGACTTCTGCCATTACCGACCAGTCACTGAAGTTAGGGCGACAATATGGTACTTCAGCGTCCGATGTTGATGGGATGTTAGGGCTTCTCAGGTCCTATAACATTGATACCTCGAAGATGTCGGATGCCCAGCTAAACCAGTATATGAACATGGCAGTCGGCACCATGAATAGCCCTGCTGATGTTGCTAAAACAATTCAGTCAACCACAGAGCTCTATAAGAAATCTGGCTTAACCGCTCAACAGGCAATGGATGTCTACTCCAAAGCCTACGAAATGATTCCCTCGTTAGACCCCACCCAACTAGGCGGTCGAGGCAAGTCTGCCTTAATGACCATGGAGGGGTCACAAGCAGTGTCCCAATCATTGGGCGGGTTTACCGGCGAGCTGGCATTGTTAGAGACGATGAAACAGGTAGCCCCTCAAGCAATGCCCAACATGATCGGTTCGACTTTAGTTAGTTTTGCTGCCAATCTCGATAAGTCATCGGATGCTGCGCTTAAATCTACAACATCGGCAAAAGGTAAAGTTACCCAGACGGTTGTAGCCGCAAAAGGTATAGGCCAATATCTGACAGGTACCGGCCTAACAGTCTCGGGATTACAAGCAGAAGGCCCTATCAAGGCTATCCAAGATTTATATGCAGCTCAGGAGAAAACGGGGAAGGATCTGTTTACCCCAATTTTCGGCGCTGGAAACGCTGGCATGGCTTTATCTATAGCTCAAAATCTGCCGCAAGTATATGCCTTAAAAGCTGGATTGGAAGATGCAGCGGGAGCCGACACAGATCTAGGCCAAAAGACCGATGACCTTTCTCGCGCTCTAAATAGAGGTGGCGAAACTTTCGACCAGATGGGCCATGAGATTGGAAAGGTTGTAGCCGGACCTGCGCAAGATTGGTCTAATTGGCTGGCAGGTCCTGGTTACGACGCATTCGACAGATTTATCAAGAAAATTCAATCAGGCGACATAAAAGGAGCCCTTGATAGTCTAGCACAGGACTTCGAAAATTATGATTGGAGCGCAGCGGGCGAAAAGGCTGGCCAAAACCTAGTATCACGGTTTGCATCAGGCATAGATAACCAGGATGCAGGCGCATTAGGGAACGCTCTCGCTACTCTTCTGAATGGGGCCCTTGTTTATGTGGAAGGTGTAATTGGGGCCGGGCTAAACTGGCAGGATATTCTATTTGGAAAAACGCCGCTCGATTCGCTTCTAAAACCTCTTGAAACCGTACTCGGCGATCACTCCAAATTAGCCGCCGACACCATGAAACTGAATTTTGATGAAGGCACAATCGGTGCTATCCAGGCAATCTACAATTTCCATGATAGTGCAGTGGGGGCAATAGCAGGAGTCATAGCATCTGTCGAAATGTTAGCCGATGCATTCAGTGGGGATTTGGTCGGTGCGATAAATGGTGCATCGCAGGCGGCAGGCGGATTCAATCTAATTCAACAAGGGGCAGGAACTGGCACAGGCACAAGTCAAAGCACATCAGCCCCGCAAGTTAATCAAACCCGGTTTTCTGTTGCTGCTAATCCAAATGGTGATAAGAGTGTTCTAGGCGGCCCAACATATGTTATAATGGACGCATCAACCGGAAAGCCGATGCAGGGGGCTTATGGCTCTGAATATGCTTCACAATCCGCTGCCGAGAGTGGCATAAACCAGTATCTTGCAACGCATCCAAATGATATCGTCAATACCCCAGCCCCCGCGCCACAAACCAATGTTCCGGCTCCACAAACCCAATCCGCATCCGGGCAATCATGGTCTGATAAACTTGGAGGCAGCGAAGCTTGGTTACTTGGAAAACTTGGAATGGGAGCATCCGCAGGCGAAGACATTTATAAATCTGGCGATGTAATCCCCGGCTCTGGAATAGGCGGCAATACTGGCATAATTCAGGGATCGGGTGCTGATAAAGTCGCCGGGACAACGCAAGGCGGAAGTACTATATGGTCTTCGATATGGAAACCTGCAATAGAGGGCCTAGCAGCATCGGCTTATAACTATATGGAACAGCAGGATGTTGACCTGAACACCCGTCTTAAATCGCCAGTGGGGGGCGCAGGGTCATTCACCCCTATCACCACAACCACCAAACCTGGAATGACACAATACCCTCCAGCGACCCCACAACCGAATGTTTACACCCCCAAAAATCTCGCCGATACGCAAGTTAAAACCGATGATCTTGGTAAAAGCATAAAAGATATGGGCACAGCTTCAGATCAGGCATCAAAATTCGCACAATATGACACAGACGCCATATCTAAGTTAGGTGGCATGTGGGATAAATATGATTCTGATAAAGTTATTTCAGAAGACAAAGCCGCCATAGCAGCAGATAACCTCAAAATTTCAACTGACGCATCAGCCCGAGCCCTTGAAACCGCAACTATAGATTGGTCCCTCCTTATCGACCAACTGAACGCTACACTGTCAGGGGCGGGGATTCCTGCGATTTCCACAGCTCTAGGAAATTTAGGTTCGTCCTGTTCAACTTGTGGCGGAGCAGCGGGATCTTGTTCCGCCCAAGTAGCAAATGCCAGCGTCGGATTCAATCAGTTATCAGGGGTAGTCTCGGATTGTACCGGTTGTGTCATGTCCGATTTTGGCAAATGGCAAGAGGCCCAGACAGACCTATTCAGGGGCGCTTATATCGGCGCCTCAGGCGACAAATACGCCGCCTGGGATCAGGCTAACGGCTATCCTCCTGTTATCCCAGCTAGGACAGGTTCGGCCTTGTATGATACTTACGCCCAACAGGGTATAAGCAGAGAGAGTAACGGTCAGGTCCTAAACCTCGACACAGGCTCCTACAAGCAACAGACCGATGCAATGCTCAAGGATATGAGCGCGAAGTCAGCCACGATTAAAACTGACGCCGACACCACCCCTGCGCTCGCATCAGCGAATCAAGCGGTCAGTACTATTAATGGTATGTCGGCAACAATAACAGTAGGTATTGACGTTGTTGGAGGCGGCGGAGGCTCGGCAGGCAGTAACGGCGGAGGTTTATCCAATCTAGCAAATTATTTCGGCCACGCTGGCGATACCTCTGTCTGGGGTAGCGGATTTACTGGATTCACTTCTCAATACCCGACCTATGCATCAGGCGGCCCGACCCCATCAAGAGCAACAGCCGCCCTCGTAGGCGAGGAGGGTGAAGAATATGTGGTGCCTCACGGAGGGGCATTAATAAAAGGCGGCGGCAAGCCGTCTGTGATAGAAAATCATTATCATTTCGATGGAATTCTTATAGGCAATATAGACGAGCTGGCAAATAAGATAGCGAAGATCCAAACCGACAACAATCTAAATCGATAAGGTTCAATGGCAAGCGATTACGGCGGAATATACGGCCATTTCACTTGGTCTCAACCCCAAGAAGCTGCGCACATGTCAAGGAGCCTTAGCCTAAAATGGCATTCCGCACAATGGCTCTCTAAGGACTTGACTTTTGGGTGGTGCGCCGGAGGAACCGCAGGACAAAGTCTAACGGTTTTGTGGTCGTCAGGGGGGAGCATCGCTAAATCTCTGATGTTCTTCTGGGACGCAGAGCAATTCATCGCAAATACGCTCACGCTAGAATGGCCTTCCTCACAATGGTCCGCCAAAGAACTGAGCTTGCAATGGTATGCTCAGCAACAAGTCTTAAAATCATTAAACCTACAATGGACATCTCAACAAAGAGTTTTAAAATCGTTGAGCCTGCAATGGCCTTCAGAGAATTTTATATCCGCATTACTGAGTCTAAAGTGGGCTTCAGTACAGTGGATATCTCATATTCTGTCCTTAAAATGGCCTTCCTCACAATGGTCCGCCAAAGAACTGAGCTTGCAATGGTATGCTCAGCAACAAGTCT